CTAGTCCAAAGCCTAGGCCTTCTTTTATGTAGCTACTTCATAGTAGTAACATAGGATAGAATGCAAATCCAACAGGACAGATTTACGCTTAGTCACGGGTCTGAGTTTGCGATAACGCGACGTATGCCCACTATCCAGGAGGTTGTTAGACGAAAAATAAAAGCGATCTTTAAATCTTCCCTCTAATTTCAGAGCAGATACGACAGATCGTATACTACCCTTAACTCCCGGTAAAAAGGCGAGGTGAACCTTCTCCCTAGAAGAACCTACTGGATACCTTACGGTCCTGGTAGGCAAAGCTTCTTCATCGGAGGGAACCCTGCAAGCAAGTCGGGCCGCCTTAGATTTCAATATCTTCAGTAGGCCCTTTGCTGCATCGACGCCTATACCACCCAATCTAAAGGGTACGTAATAGGGGATAAATTTACCACGAAAGTTGCCTCCCAGCTTTAATAGAAGGACCTTCGCAGCCCTGGTAAAACCAGGACCTAGGCGTTTGGCACTCTCCATAAAGTTACCAGCAGCTGAGATAAACGTATCCAAATCTAAAGACAAACTGTACAGGGGAGGTACCACAGGGGATACATCCATTCCGCGGAAGAAAACTTTACCGCAAAAGACTCCTGTATCTTCGGATATGACAGTCTTCGACCTATTAAGTCTCATACCGACATAACCACAGAGTGCCTCATATCTCTGTAAAACCGTTGGGTCCTCAGAGACATAAAACAGATCGTCACCGCACAGTACACGTTTTCGTATACCGCACATAAGGGCGATCCCGTGGTGCACCGCAGAGGCAATTTCAAAAGTACCTCGCAAACCCATTAGTGACTTTTGGGGGTGCACTACCTTACCGTTAACTAAAATAGGAGCGTTAATAACCCCGATAAAAGCTTCACAGTTAAGTAACTCAAGAAGTTCGTGGTAGGCACCTAAAACTAGCCTATCTGTAAAAGCATCTAGGTCAGTGGAATAAAGCAGTCGCTTTGCGTTCCGGGCCTTCCCGGTAGTAGCATGAGTCGTTGCTTTTAAAAATTCATGACCTTTTTGCTGATCACTAGAGCAGTCCTCGGCAATGTTGTCGAGTAGCCCACGTATCTTCTCATAAAGGTTGGAACTATTTATGATACCATCGTAAGAGGTGATAAAACGAGTTTTACCAGCCTTTTCGGACAGTACCGTCGCTTGACCAACCGGTCCTTCGTAGTACCAGTCTGAGTTATGAACATCCACAGCATAAGCAAGGCTACGGGGTAGCCTACGCTCGCTAGGACGTCCTGGGCGACCACCCTTATAGGTCCTCTCGTTCGCGAGAAACTCTAAGGGTTGTTTATAGTCCCTAGGCAAATAGTGGAGCAACTCACCCGCTACGCGTTCTCCAACGCGCAACGCAGAGTAAGCAGTCTTAGGAGACGGGTCTTGGATATCTTTTCCAAAGGAATCCAAGAGCTCCTCTTTTCTCTTGTTAGATAAATCTAACTTGATACTATAAGGCCATCGCAAGATGGACAGTATAAGACTTATCTGCCTAGCCTCAGCTTCGGAGACTTCAGAAACATAATCACAGGAGGTGACCACAGAAGTAATTTTCTTACCACGGGCTGACTCGGAATAACGTTGAACGCGATCTAAATCGTATTCAACTCTGAGATTAGCTTCATCGGTCTTTTCGTACCTACGGTAAGACTCTAAAAGTCTAAATAAATCACCGTAGTGACGAGGAAAACCACTGGAATCACAGGCAAATCCGGCGAAGTCGGTTGTACGATCTCCACCAAGTACCTTCACCCCTTGTATGAAGAGGCTTCGGTGTAGTTTGAGACCACGATTTCCATGGTCCCTAACCACATTGCATATGTGGTCCAGGAGTGCCTGGCGTTTCCTAGGTTCGCTATACTGAGGAACCATTTTAAGCAATTGATTGAGATAATCTCTCAAAGGTTTAATCTGTGTCCCGAAGGAGTGGACCGAATTTAGGT